GACTCGTCCCCAGGCCAGCCGTTTCAAATTTCGCCAGTCCGACCAGAGCGGGATCGGCGTGATCAACGGATCAAAAGGATTTTCGATTTTGGATTTTGGATTTTCGATTCTCGGATTCTTCCGTCCATCCTGAGTAGGACGCGACGCGTCCGTATCGAAGGGCCAATCGGTCAAAAGAACGAAACGGTGCGGGATCGTGAGATGGCGGTGAATCATTCGCGCCCAAACATTCGCATGCTCGGGCGTGTACTGGACGGTGCAGGTCTCGCTTTTCCAGAGCCAGCCGACGACGGTCAGCGGCCGTTCAACCGCTGCGGTCTGAAATGGCAGGGGCGCAGACGTCTGCGCCCCTACGAACTCTTGAGCCTGCTGCATGAATCGCGACGTTCCTTTTAGCTTGCGCTTTCAGTGGCATCGAGCAGCACGACTGCCGCAGGTTTTGTGCAAAGGTATAGGGGGTTTGACTGTGCTTCCAAATCGACGCCCTTCCCCATCGGTTTCATTTCCGCGCGCGATTCGATCGGTGCGCCGTTCGGATCGGGGATCTGATTGACGCGATCGATATAGTCCGACGGACCGAAATAGCCCTTGAACAAACCGCGCGCGCCGAGCGGGAAAAGACTCGCTTTGCCGGTCTCGACGAAGTCGACGCCGCCCACGCTGCCGCGATAGTTGATCCAGCGCACGCCGCTATAGTCGAACATGCCGAAGGCGCGATGGTCGCCCCGGAGATCGGCCGCCGCCTGCCAGTTCAAATAGAGCGCTCGGACCTGCGCATTTCCGATCAACAGATCGAAGAACTGATCGCCGCAAAGCGCCGCGAAGCCGCTCACCGGTTGGTTCTTGAGCGCGTTGAGGCTTTTGCGGATCGCTTCGCGGATCTGCGTGTTCACGTCGGTGGTCGAATCGTCGAGGTTCATGCCGTGGGTTTGCTGGCTGACTTCGAACTGATCGAAAAGATCGTAGATCACCGAACTGCCGTCGGAATCGAGGACCAGGCCCTTGATCGCGCCGACGCGGTGATATTCGAGCGTCGCCTCGAGATCGTTGCGCATGTTGTTGAGCTTGCGATCGCGCAGCGCCTGGACCGACATCAGGGTTTGCGCCGGCGTCATGCCGGTGGCATAGGCCCGCACTCCCTGCACTTCTTCGGCGGTGATGCTGTCGCGGATGGGCAGGTGCGGCACGAGGAAAGGCCGGCCTTTGCGCTTGCCGTTCTCGCGCGATGCGGGCACGCCGCCCCAGGGTGCGGTCGGCACCAGTTTGAGGCTGTTGCCGTCCTCTTCGATGACGACGTTGCGGCTGGCGACGCCCTCCTCCTCGAATAGCCCCATTCCACCGATGAGATCGGGCTTGTAGGCGTCGTGATTGATCGTGGTCGTGAGCGAGGCCATCTTGAAAAGATCGCCGGCAAAAATATCTAAAATATCTGCCATCTGTGTTTCTCCCTGTCTTAGTGAATTTGTCCTGTGCTCAGCACTCAGTCCTCAGCACTCAGCACTAATTTTAGGTGTAGTTGACGCGCACCCGGATCCCGAGCGCTTCGAGATCGACCTTGCCGGCGGCAATGTCGCCCGCATCGTTCGACGTAGCGAAAACGAGAAGATCGTCCTTCACTTCGGCATCGCGATCGATGATCACGCCCGGCAGATCGCCGTCAGTCGCATCGACGGCGCAGACGAGAATGCCCGCAGCGGTTTCGCTGCCGTCGCCGTTGTCGTCGTCATAGGCTTTATATTTGCCCGACGCGGTGACCTTGCCGACCACGGCGCCGGCGGCGAGATCCTGCCCGGACACGACGGTGACGTTTTTCCGCGATCGGTGACCGGCGGCCTCGGACAAAATAAATTCGCCGTCGTGATTCGATTCGGTAACACTCATGATTTTTCCTCCTGGTTATTTTCGGGAAGCGATTACTTTCTTTGATTTCGTTTTCGGTAGATCTCGCCGATATCGACGACCGGCGCCGGCGTGGTCGTGCGCGCGCCCGGCGAGAGCTTGTTGTCGATCTCGGGACTCTGACGCTCGATCAGGGTGTCGAAGAGTTCGTTCGCGACTTCCTGCACCGACATGCCGGCCTTGATATAGGCGTTGGCGCGTTCGGGAAGTCTGGCGGCGGCGCAGCGCGCGCGGATCGTATCGGCGTCGGCGAGTCTCGCCCTGACTTCTAAAACGCTCATGCCCCGTTCGATGAACGACGGCGCGCCGTCGGGGATCCCCGCCCGGGCGCAGGCGTCGACGATTTCGCGGACGCGCTTTTCGGCGGCCGCAGCGGCTTCGCTGCGGATCTCCTCTTCCGATTTTGGATTTTCGATTTTCGATTTTGGATTGTCGTCGTCTTCGACCGGCAAAGGCAGCTTCGAGAACTTCTGCTGCCAGCGCGCGCTGGCCGCGAGCTTTTTTGGTTCGGTCACTTCGTCGGCGAGACCGAGTTCTTTCGCTTCGGCTGCGGTGAGCCAGGTCTCTTGATCCATCAGACTGCGGATCTCGTCCTGTTCTTTGCCGCTTTTCTTGACGTAGATATTGGCGAGCGTGCCGTTGAGCTTTTCGAGAAAGTCCGCCATGTCGGCCATATCCTGAGCGTCGCCGATCGCGATGCCCCAGGGATTATGGATCATCATGTAGGCGTTCTCGGGCATGATCACCTTGCTCCCGGCGAGCGCGATCGCGCTCGCCATCGAAGCGGCCAGGCCGTCGATGGTGGTGATGACCTCGCCCTTATGCGCGCGGATCAAATTGAAGATCGCGAGTCCGTCGAAGACTTCGCCGCCGGGAGAATTGATTCGGAGCTGGATGGTTGCGTCGGGAGAAATTTGTCGGAAGTCGTTGATGAAGTCTTTGGCACTGACACCGAAAAAGCCGATCTCGTCGTAAATGAGCACTTCGGCTTCGTTGTCTTTCGCTTGGATTCGATACCAACTGTTCTTCAATTGCATTTCCTTCCGTCCGTCCTGAGTAGCCCCGAAGGGCGTATCGAAGGATCGGCTCAAAAAAAAAGGCCTCTTCCGCAGGTGTGAAAAACACCCCGGAAGAGGCCTCTTGCCCTCGGCCGCGAGGGGAAAAATTCGTTTAGCCGACGATTATCGGCGATCGCCCCTGGCGCGTCAATTGTCGTCGCTGGCGGCAGCGATCCAGAAAATCAGCACCAACACGACGGCGACGCCGATATAACCTAGCGTTTCCACTCAATAGTATAAGGAGGAATTGACCGCGCGGAACCTTTTCAGGCGTGCGGCGGCGACCTTTTCTGGCTCGTTTTCGCCCGGATCTGCCCCAGTGTCCGCGTTTGCGTCCGCGCCGTACGTTAGCCCGAGGTCGTCGGCGCGTTTTTGATCTTCTTGGTTTTCCTGGTCGATCTCGCGGATATCTTCGCCCGATTCGGCCGCGATCCGCTTGCGCGACGTGAGGCCGTTTTTCCAGCGAATAACATCAGATTGCGCATCCTGGAGGGCGTGCAAATAATCCCATCCTTCCGGATGGCAGTTGACCTTCAAATATTGCTCGCGGTTGGTCGCATATCCCGCCGGGGTCGGCAGCGCGCCCGCGAGGATCGCCATGTCGATGAAGTCGCGCCAGATCGGGTAACAGACCTGCGGGACCGTCAAATGCCAGCGATCCTGTTCGAGCGTGCGATGATATTCGGCCAGCACGACGCGCAGGGTGCGGTCGTTTAACTTCGAGAAATCGCCGCTTACGAATTCCGCCGGGACGTCGAGACCGGCGCCGATCCCGAGGATCTGCTGATGAATGAAATCGGCATAGCCCTGCCCGGTCGAATCGCCTTCGAACATGGTCACGTCCTCGCCTGGCAAAAGCTGGATCATCGATCCGCCTTCGATGTTCTGAATGCCGACGCCGGCGCTGTCGGTTTCGAGAAGCTCGCCGGTGAACGGATCATATTTGTAATCTTCCTCGCCGAAGGTCGCGCGACGAAGCACGCCGGTATAGGCGGCGCGATTGCGTTTTCGTTGCAGTTCCGCGTCGTCGTATTCGTCGAATTCTTTCGCCCGTATGAGAGCCTGCACGATCGCGGGGATGCCGCGGATCTGCCCTGGCCGCAGGATTTCATAGTGGTGGATGATCTCGGAAGCGGGGACGGCAACGATATTCAGATCGATCGTCGTATTGAACGAATCGCCCGGGTGATTGCGATACATGAAATAGGCGCGGCGCTGGCCGATCCCGTCGAATTCGATCCCTGCTTTTATCTGACGGCCGGGAAACGGCGCGAAGTTGTTTACCTGATCGTGCGGGCAAAATTCAGGTTCAAGGAGTTGATACTGCAGCGGCACCGGCAGCGTGCCGTCGGGCCGGCGGACTCGCCGCCGGATGAAGATCTCGCCGGCCGCGCGACGCGTCCGCACGATCTGCGCGAGCATGCCCTGAAAATCCAGCATGCCGTCGGCGTCGAAATATTCCTGCTGGCGTTCCCAGAGCTCGTCGGCGGCCTTGTTGAATTCGAGATCGGGTGTCTCGGCTTTGAACGTGATCGCGCAGCCGATTTCGTTTGCGACCCAGGACTTGAGCGCGCGCGAGATCCAGGGATTGTTGCGGACCAGATCGCGGCTGCGATCGCGGATCTGCGTCAGATCGCGCAGCACCGCGTCGTTGGGGCCGATCATTCCCGGCTGCCACAGGCGCAGGCGCCGCCCGGCGGATCCCGCTTCGTAGCTCGCGCGGACTTTCAGTGCTGAGCCTGTCCTGAGCTCTGTCGAAGGGTGCTGAGGACTGAGTGCTGAGCGGCGTTTGTCATTCCCGCGCAGGCGGGAATCCAGGTTCGTCTTTCTTTTTTTCGAAGCTTTGGCCGATTCTCTGCGTCTTCGCGGTGAAGATTTCTTCATAATCCCTTGGAATACCTACCGCGCAGCAGCCGCGGGCGCGGCGTGACGCCGGTGGCGTCGATCTCGCCAAGGATCTTTCTGAGTTCATCGAGGCTTGCGACCTGGCGCGTCTCGGAGCGATCGGCCGTGGTGACTTCCACGACGCGCTCGCCGGCGATGATCTGGCGCATCGCGTCGAGCACGGTTTCTCGGTCGGCTTCAGTCCAGGGCATGGCGCTTCGCTTCAGTGCTGAGTGCTGGGTGCTGAGTGCTGAGACATAAACCAAAAAAAAGCCCCCCTCGATACGCGCTCCGCGCTACTCGGGACGGTCGGATTTAACCGAAACATCCTGAGTAGCCACGAAAGTGGCATATCGAAGGAGGCCTCTTATCCCCGGCCAAGGGGGCAAATCTGGATCGGCTATTAACGCATCAGCGGACGATTATCGATGAACTGTCAGCGGCGCGCAAGTTCGGGTTTCACGTGGAGCAACTTCAGCAGATAGCCGCCGGCGCTGCCGATATCGACGGCATGAACGCCGCGCAGGGCGAGACGATTCGCCAGACAGGTCGCCGTCGGACCGCAGGATAGAAGCGCGACGTCCGGCCGTGCCTTCACGATCGCGCGCTCGAGCTCGTCGATCCGGGCATAGGCTTCGCGGTGCGGGCAGTCGACGTGCTTTAGCCGCCGCGCGGAAATTCGCGCCGCTTTGAGGATCGAATTCTCGCGTTCGGAAAGAACCACGACCCGCTTGGCGCGCCAGATCCTTTCGACGACCCAGGCAAAGCCCTTCGTGTTGATCCATGGCGCCGAATCCGGCCGCGTCACGAACGCGCTGTAATAGGTGACGCATTCCGGCCGCAGGATCTTCGCGAAGCGATCGGCGTGGCGACACCAGTTCAGGTATTTCGGACCTTTGGGGTCCATGGTCGGGATCCCGACGAGGCAATTTGCAGCCGGCCGCTGCAGAATATCCAGCAGCTCGCGCGCGAGCTCGATCGACCCCGGTTCGCGCAGATAGCCCTTGCCGTCCATCAGTTTCAGTTCGCCGTCGCCGAAGCGCGCCAGCGACTTGCCGGAAAGCACCGCGTCGATCGTCTCGAACTCGCCGCGCACGTGAGGATAAGTTCTGAGTGCTGAGGACTGAGTGCTGAGCGCAGTCATGATTTGATCTCGACGATCCTGTCGGTGCGCTTCAGTTCGGCGACCAGTCGGACGATGGAATCGGTCAGAATATCGTTTCGGATTCCGATTCTTTTGTGCTGCTGATGATCGGTATTAGGCTCATGGGTTACGAAGCGCCGGCAGTTTTCACACCAGATATGGACCTGATCACTCATACTTTTTCCGTCAATCGAAAATCCAAAATCTAAAATCCGAAATCGTTAGAGTTGTCTCTCCCATGGAAAGCGCAGCGGGTTTTTCGGCTGCACATCACCGCGCGCCTCTTTCGCCCGGCGCCGCGCACTGATCACGGTTTTGTCGCGCGACAGCGACCAGTCGCTCGCGTCCTGGATCTCGCTTCGTGTGTAGACTTCAAGTCGTATCGGCGCCGGCAGCAGCGCGACCGGCTGGACCTTTTCGAGCCGGCGCAGAAACATATTTCCGCCGCCCAGGGCGCCGGCATAGTCCTCGTCGTAGCCGCCGGTTTTCCAGTAGATCTCGCGCCGCACCAGGTAAGAGTCGACGTGCGGGTGGATCTCGCCGTACTCGCAATCGTCCGCCAGCCGGTCCTTTTTCCGCGTCTCGTCGGCGCGCCCGCGGCGCCAGCGCGGGAATCGATACCAATGTTTGTTCAGTGCTGAGTGCTGAGGACTGAGTGCTGAGCCCGGATTAAGGAAGTCTAAGAGAGCCATTGCGGAATCGGCTGGAAGGATATGATCGATATCGATCTGCACGATCCATTCGGTCGCCGCCACATGCGCGCCGAGATTTCTTGCACCTTCCCTATTCCACGGAATATCTACCCCTATGCGATATAACTGAACGGCATAAACGTCATTCCCGCGCAGGCGGGAATCCAGGTTATCCGAGATGATCGAAAGCGCGGGTTCGGGCGATCCGTCGTCCACACAGATGACCTTCACGCCATCGGGATATTTGTTCCATTCCTGAATCTGCCGGCTCAGCATCGCCGAGTTTCGATAAAACGGGACGATCAACGTGAATTCATTCATGCTCAGCACTCAGCACTAAATTGAGCCAGTTCCTGATCCGGGCCGCATGCGTCGCGCCGATCATCACGTCCTTGGAAAACGCGACGCGCGGGAATCTGAGGCCTTCAGATTCCAGTCGCGCGCGGATCTCCGCCTCGCGGTGCTTTTGCGACGCGATCTTGCGCACGTCGAAGTCGATCATCGCGAACGACACCTTCGCGAATTCCCCCGAATCCAATAAATCATCGAGGATATCGCACTCGGCGCCCTCGCAGTTGAGCTTCAAAAAAACGATATCGCCGGCCTCGATGTTTTCCTGAAACCAGTCGGTCGCGCGGCGAAATTTACAGATCGCCGTCGGTTTCCATTTCCGGTGATCGTTCTTTTTCCATAAGCTCGCGCCGGCATTTCCCGGGCCGTAAATCGGCCGTTCGCAGTTTTGGTTCCATAGCCCGAAGGGAACGATCTCGACCGTTTTTTTGCAGGCGCAAGGGTGCAAGCTATTCGGATGCGTGATTCGCTCGCATTCGCTATTGTGCTGCGCGTCCGCGATTCGCAGCAGTTTTTTCCAGCACGATTGCACCGGTTCGAAGCAAATGATTCGGTCGAAGTGAAATTCCGGATCGATCACGGCCGCCAGGGTTTGCCCGGTGTTGGCGCCGACGTCGAGAAATATTCGCCGCATCCGATCTCCTAATCCAAAATCCAAAATCGAAAATCCAAAATTCCCCTTATCGCCAGTGATCCTTGATCCAGGGGTAGCGCCGGCGCTGCTCGGAGCTCCAGGGTGGCTTTTCGCCGCTGGTAAAGACCATCCGCGCGCCTTGAGGAGCGCGCCGGGCGCGGGCTGGCGTCCAGTTGATCTTCACCAGGCCGGCGCCGTTCCACGTGCCGATCTTTTTCAGTGCTGAGTGCTGAGGGCTGAGTGCTGAGCCCGGATTTGACTCAGGACTCAGGACTCTCGACTCAGGACTTAGACAGTAAGACATCCAGGCTTGATCGGAGCCCATGTGGCCGGCCGCCAGCGCCGCGGCCGGCGACGCGATCGGGTCGAACTCTTCCCAAACGTGCGGCAGCGAGCCGGTGCGCAGCAGATAGGCACCGCCGGCGATCTTGTTTCGCTGGAAGCGCTTGTCGGACCAGCCGACGAAATCCTCTTCGCGATCGACCAGCGGCGTTAGATCGCCGGTGATGACGACGTCGATATCGGTTTGGAAGATCGTCTTGCCCAGGACCGCTGCCTCGCGCGAGAAATTCCACAGCCGCGCATAGCAGCTCGGGAAGCGCGCGCCGTGCGGGCTCTGGATCTCGAACCGCACGGGCATCGCGATCGCCTCGATCTTTTTGTCGAGGCCGGCCCGGTCGTCGGTGATGCAGATGAAGCGAAACGGCCGCGCGTAGTAGCGCTTGACCATGGCGCGGAGCACGTTCACATGCTCGGCGAGAAACAGCCGCGCGCTTCCGGCCGTGCGCCATTTCCAGCAGACGAAGGAGATCATCCCATCGCTTGCCGCTCGTCGTCGGTGATCTCGATAATGAACGCACCTTCGCGCATGTCTTTCAGCGCGCATTCGGTGCATTCGAGCTTTTCGTCCTCGGCGGTCCGGACTCGAAAAGAGATTTCCCCTTCACAGTTCTCGTTCTGGCAGTTCAAACAGGCCTCCTGAGCGAACAAAAAAAAGCCCGAGCTGGTAGGGGCGCAGCATACCCTGCGCCGTTACCTCTCAGGCCCTTCTTTCCCGCAGGGCAGCGGGGTTTTAAAAATTTTTCGGTGATTATCGGGGATTATTTCCGCAGCGACAAGAGGAGTTTTCCGCAGGGTTGCGCCGGGCTTGGGCTCAGCACTCAGTCCTCAGCACTCAGCAACTTAATGTTATCCGCGCCGGCGGGTCTTCGTTTGTTTTTCGAGTTCCTCGAGGATGGGGAGAATCTGGGCATGAACCTCGTCGAGGCTGATATCGTGCACGGTGATCGTGCGCGACTTGGAAAGCTCCATTCGGCCGCCCCGCGTGCCGCCCTTCTTGCGCTTGAATTCCCGCAGCTGGATGGTGAGCGTCTGGTCGGGTCGCGTGACGATTTTCATGAGACCCTTTTATCATAGATTCACCTTCAATTGAAATTAAAGTGGGCGCAGCATGCTGCGCCCACTACATCAGCACTCAGTACTGATTACCTCCTCAAGTCGATCTGATGGCCGATGTAGTCCGATAGCGGATCGCCGCTGGCGCCGCGGAAGTAATAACAACCCGTGGTGATCGCGCCGAGGAGCGCCGCCAAGAGCGCCAGCGCGAAAACCAGATCGGCGAAAATCCCGCCCGTTTGTTTTCCCGTGATCCGCCATTTTTTCAAGAACGCCATGAACCGCTGCAGGCCGGCGGCGGCCTCGGGGTTGTGCGCCGCGATCGCCCGGCAAAAAATGCAGGGCTTTTCCCAGGTACAGGGAGTTTCCTCGTGCTGTCGTTCGGCGCCCGCCAGGAGCGCCTGAACAATGATCGGGTCACTTTGCCGACGTTTCATCGCATACCTCCTTTGGCTCATAGAGTTTTTCCAGCCGCGCGCCCCCGCCCATCGCGCGGATCAGCGCCTTCAGTTCGATGATCTCCCGGTTCTGCTCGCGAATAACTTCGCGCACGCCTTCGATGGCGTCGATCGCCTGTTCCATCAATTCGCCCTCCGTGTAAATTTTTTGTTGTGCTGCGTGACGAGAAATTCCGCGGCCGCGCGCGACGAGAGTTCCGTCAAGACGTCGTATTCGCGCCCGTCCAATCGCACGTGGATCTCGAACCGGGTGCCGTTTCGCACCAGAAACCACGGCTCGGTGAGAAATCGTTTGTCAAAATCCTCGATGTACTTTTCCATCGTGCCTCCGCCGGAACGCGGCCCGCATATCATTATGTTAGTTCTCCGGACAAATTTTTTTCCCCGCCGAATTGGCAGCGGTCTGCATAGTGACTCGTGACCGACATAGCATTTTGATAGCTCACAGGACAAAAAAACTCATCGGTCCGATGTCCCTGGGCGTATTTAATCTTCATGATTGGCAATAGTATCAATTTGATATGTAGCTGTCAATCTCTTTAAACCGGTGACGAAAAACCAACGGTTTTAAGGGGTTTTAGCCTGACTCCTGGCGCTCGATCTCTTTTAGCGCCAGCTCTGCCATCTTCGGGATTGGGACCTGGCCGTTTTCCCAGCGCAGAACGGTGAGGGGCTTCACGTCCAGCCGCTTCGCCAACTCGGCCTGGGTCATCTTGAGCTTCTCCCGCTTGCGCTTCAGGTCCTCGGCCTTCATTTGGCGCCTTTCGTATCAAATTGTTACCGGACTGGCAAGGGAATTAATTGAAAACGGGACCCAAGCGTTTCCTGTATAATCAGGAAAAAAATGCCCAGGAAAAAACAACGCCGCGCCGGCGACGGTCGAAATCAGAGTCGGGGCGCGTCCGTGAAGGAAACGCAACGATTCAACGTCACGCTTGACGCCCGATCGCTTGCTATGGCGAAGAAACTCGGCGACGGCAATATCAGCCTCGGAATCCGCAACGCGCTCGCCTTTATCTCCCAAATTTAAATCTGACTTTTCGGCCGCCGAGATTATCCGATTTTGGATTTTGGATTTTCGATTTTGGATTTGTTTCGGATTTCGGATTTCGGATTTCGGGGCTGCTGACCGCTGATTGCTGACTGCTGACTGCCGGCGGCGTGACGCTGCGCGCTAAAATCTCCCACGGCACCGACCGCGAGTGCAGCGCGGCGATCGCATAGACGCGCACGTCGAGCGCTTCGTTTCGAACGCCGGGTGGCTTGTGCCACTCCCGAACCGGATGCCCCTTGATGTAGCGCGTGCGCACTTGTTCGGCCGTGAGTTGCTTGAAGAACGCTTCGTCATAGTCGACGGAAAAATGACAATAGCCGGGCCCCGGTTCGCTGATCCGAAGCCGCGCATAGAGCGTGTCCTTCGCCGTGTCGACGCCGATCAGCCAGATCAGCGAGCCGGCGTGCTTCTTTGACTTCCCGGCACGCTTCGGCCAGATCGGCCGCGCGCCGGCGGCGCCTTTGATCGCATAGACGTGGCGGGCAATCCGCTGATTGCAGAACTTATAAACCGCCTGCGTGTGATGACCGCCCGAGTCGATGCAGACGGCCGAGATTCTGAGTTGCCGGCCGTCCTCGGTCGTATAGAACCGCCTAGTGAATTCGTCGACGTCGTTCCAGATCTCGGGCTTGGCCGGATCGCCATAGAAAATTTTGTGCTCCACGCCCCAGGACTCCTCGGGATCCGAGCGCTTCTCGGCGCGCCAGCCGACGACCTCAAGCTCGATCCGATCGTCCTGCACGTCGACGCCGGCCGTGAGATAAAGAATCGGCCAGGGGATCGAGTCCGCGGCGTAATTTTCGCAGCGCGAGAGCAATGGCGCGGCTGCGACGGTCTCGGCCTTTTCTTCCCAGCTGCGGCCGAGGCTCGTATTGACAAAGGCCTTCAGCAGTTCGTTGTCACCCATGTCGGCGGCGTGCTTGGCGTTCAAGAAATTTTCGACGATGTCTGAAAGCTTCGACCACGGGCTGTAGGCTTCCCAGATATGAAAGCCGGCGATCCCGTTGAACGGCGCTTCGGCGATCCAGCGCCCGAGCATCACGGCGTCGTGTCGCTCGGCATCGGTCCAGGCGGCGCCGCAGAGCGCGCAAACATACACCGCGGTCTCGGGCCGGCCGTATTCCCATCGCACGAACTCCCACTCGAGTTTTTGAAACTCGCCGCAAGCGTGACATGGCACCTGAAAGAATCGTTTGTCCGAGGCCTCAAACCACGCTTCGATCCGCGACAGGCCTTTGATCGTGGGCGAGCTCACGTAGATTTTTTTCCGGTTCCAGAATGTCGTCGCGCGCTTGCTCGCCAGTGACACGGGATCGCCCTCGGCGCCGGCCGAAACGGGATAGCGATCGACCTCATCGCAGAGAACGATCCGCACGGGGCGGCTGGCGAGGCCCGCGGGACTGTTCGCACCGCCGAGGGTGACGTGACCGCCGGGGAATTTTTTGTGCAGTAGTGTGTTTGATCCATCTTTCGACCGCGGTTCGCGGATCAGATCCGAGAGCACCGGCGTGTCCCGGATCATCGGCGCGATGCGATCCTTGCTGTATCCCTCCGCCATATCGAGCGTCGGCTCGATGCAGAGCATCGGGCAGGGATCCTGGTGCATGTGATAGCCGATGATGTTTATGATCGTTTCAGTTTTTCCCACCTGGCTCGAGCTCATGAGCACCGTCGTTTCCACTTGCGGGTGATTGATCGAGTCCATCGGTTCGCGCAGGTACGGGGTCCGGCTTGTTTGCCACTTTCCCGGTTCGGCCGCGCTTTCGGGACTTAGAAATCGGAAGCGATCCGCCCATTCGCTCACTTTGAGTTTCGGCGGCGGCGTGAAGAGTCGAATAATATTTTTCCACCACTGCTCGAAACTCTGCCGGTAAACGCTCGGCGCTGAGTTCGGTGAGGACCTCGCGGGCGAGCGTGTCGATGACGTCGATCTGGCGCGGCGTGAAGCTCGAGTCGAGCGATCGGCACCGCGACGGGTATGAGAGGATTTTTGTTTTAATGGCATTGATCAAAGGCACGAAGATTTTTTCCGCGATCGCATCGAGCGGCGCGAGCTCGCCGCGGCGTTTCGCGAGTTCGATTTCCATCTTTTCCGATTGCCGGGCGGCCAGGCGCGTGCGCTCCTCGGCCAAAGGTCCGCGCCGGCCGGCCGCGCAGTCGGCCATATACGCCCAGGCCTCGCGCGTCCACTGATCGAGATCCCCGTCTGGCGTGAGGATCCCTTTTTTGACGAGCTGCGCGATCGCCGGCTGCGTGGTCCCGAGACGCTGCGCGAGCTCTTCCTGGGTCGCCAAATATAATGCCCCTAAGACCGCCCTAAACCCTGGGAAAATTTCGCGCTGCGCAGCATCCGCGATCGGCGGGATCGCCAGGGTCCCCCGCGTTTTTTTCCCGTGAAACATGGAGCCGTCTGCCGGAGTTGAACCGACAACCTGCCGCTTACGAAGCGGCTGCTCTCCCATTGAGCTAAGACGGCGTGCGCCATGCAATTTTGCATATTTGCAAATCAGTACCAGTTGGCACGATTGCGACGTCGACTTGCTGCCTGCATTTCGCGCCGACGCCGGCGCCGGTGCACGTCCTTGTTAAATTGTCCGCGGTTGCCCTTGATGCCGCCGCGGCGCCGGTGACCCCCGAAGCTCTGCACCAACGCACTGCGCGCTGTCGCTATGATCCAGGCAAGAAAAGCGGGATCGCGAATCGTCATCCTGGAGCACCGTCTCGTTTCGTCGTTAGTTCGGCCAGTTCGGTGAGATCAGCTTCATGGGTGATCAATGATCGCAGTTTCACCGGGCGACGCGTGCGCACACTGACGATGATTTCGAGCGAGATCTTCGAGTAGTCGCCGACCTCGAGCTCGCGTTGATTTTGTTTCAGCCAGCGAAGCAGATGATCATGCACGCATTGCGCGCGCGACATTAGTGTGTGTGGCAACGCAGTTTCCTCCAGAAAAAATTTGGTTGGCGCAGATCCGGGATCGAACGGCTAAGTAACCAGAAGATATGCGGGTTTGTCATTGTCAGAGCGCGCCAAAGATTAGACAGTTGCCACTGAAATAAAAAAAAGCGGCATCGCCCCGATTTCAAAGGAACGTGCCGCCAAAATCCACACGTAATTTTTGAGGGCTTAAAAAACGCCCGCCATTATACCCGATTCGGGTTGGGATGGGTTAAGCGCCGCAGTGAAGCGGCGTTTTCTTCGTGGCTCAGCTCGTCGATCGCGCGTGCACGCATGGCCGACTGGCATCGTTCACAGATCACGCGATCGCCGGCCTGGCAGTCGAGATCGCGACACGGCCAAGAACCGTGATGTTCAGGGCAGTAGTGGTAGTGAGGACCACTCATACGGTGCCCCTGATATCGCGCGCTTTTTTCTGCAGCGCCATCATGTCGTGGAACTGGTGGCAGTAACCACAATAACGCTGCTCAATATCGTTTCGGTTGTACGATCGCATACCGCACTGCGCGCACTCGATCCATGGGTAGCGGCCGTCGTCTTTGCCGATCCGGTATCTTCTCTTCCAGCCGCATGGCGGCGGTTCCGCATCGAGCGTCCGCCTCACCGCGTTCAAAGCCGGGTAACCGAGGAGGACGGCATAAAAATCACGGCAGAACCGGACGAATTTCGTGAGTGAAAAAATTTTCACTTTGGCCATAAGTTGTGAGCTGTCGGCGTTCAGAGCAATTTCGCGAAATCGCATCAAGTCAGCGCTGCACGTTGTTGCTAATGCCTAATGCGCGTGAATCAGGTGAAAAAATTTTCACGCCGTGTGCCGTTCCACTGTCAGACGAAAATGTCGCAATCAAATCGCAGACGGACGGGCTGTCTCCCCAACCGCACCAGTGGTGTGGTGCACGTTGTTGCTAAAAATCGCCTAATGTCCCCAACCGCATGAACGCGGTGAAAAATTTTCACTTGATAGCCGTTTTTAGCCGTTTTTTGCGGTGATTTGAGGCATACGAGCGCAGTCGTTCCTGGTAAAAAGGCTTGTGAATTCAGCGAGTTATTTCAGCGACTTAGAACGCCATCCGATTCCCGGTTGTGCTAGGGTTCAAATCCCCTCCCTCGCACCATCTTAACTATTGGGAATCTTTCATGATCGGACGGCGCGTCCGAGATTTTTTCACCGGTTTTTTCACCTACAGCGCCCTTGCGACCGCTCATTGTGCCCTTTAGGTAGTCAACGGCGTTAACCACCGTGCGCGCGCTTTCGCGGTCGGAATTTGATTGGAAAAGGTCCTGCTGCTGCTCTTCGCGTCGCTTTCCGGCCAACGCGGCGGCGCCGAAATTTGTCGCATCGCCGATCCATTTGCCGTAACTCTCCTCGATCATATAGACCGAGGTACCGCAATTCTCGGCGATCTTTTTGGCCTGTTCGCCGTACGAGAGCATCACCGAGATAAAGGTGTCGCGCGTGGAGTAAAAGTCGCGATGGCGGATCTTGAGCACGGTCAGCGCTGGCTGAAAATGGCGATCGGAAAACTCGCCCTGGTCGATCGGCTTTCCCTTCTGGTTCACAAAAATGTAATCGTCCGGGCCCGCGCGCAGCGGCCGGATCCGCTCGAGCACGTCCCGGACCGGCTTTAGAAGCTGGATCGTGCGCTTGGAGGCGGTGGTCTTGGTCGCGCCGATCTCGCCGTCGACCCTCGAGGTCAGAATGTCGAGCTTGGCGGTCCTGGGATCGTA